TCGAAGTTCTCCTCTGCTGTTTCAAATCCAACTCGCGCTCAACTTGAGACCGTTGGAAACTGGACGAAGGTTTACGAGACCAACAACATTGGGATCGTGCGGATTACTTCCACTTCTAACCTTGATTGAGGGAGTAATTAACCATGACATCCATTTTTGAGGCAACAGCGGGCAATTTCATCGGCCCGACAACTGGCGGCACTGTTACCCAGGCCACCAGTAAAGCGACAGGTGTGACTCTGAACGCAGCTTCAGGTCAAATCACCCTTCACGACGCAGCCCTGGCAGCAGGTGCTGAGGTTTCGTTTGCTGTGACTAACAGCAAAATTGCAGCTACTGACGTTGTTGTGGTTAACCACAGCTCCGCTGGAACTGCTGGCGCTTATCTCGTTCAAGCCAACACAATTGCTGCTGGCTCGTTCGCGATCACCGTTGCAAACCTGTCCGCAGGTTCATTGGGCGAGGCAATTGTCTTGTCCTTCGTGGCTCTGAAGGGCGCAAGCTCCTGATGGGTTTATTCGCTTTCAGGCGAATGAAGGAACGTGAGGCTGCTGCGCAAGCGGTGGCCTCCGCTCCTGAAAAGCCAAAATCAAAGACTTCTAACGTGAAGCCCGATGGCAGTAACAATCAACGCAACAGCGGGCGACGCAAGCGCGAACAGCTACATAACGCTGGCTGAGGCTGACGCTTTTGTTGAAGCAATGGTGCTTAGCACTGATGCGAACAAGTGGGGCTCAGGCAACATTGATAGCCGCAACCGTGCCTTGACGGCTGCAGCACAGCGGCTTGACCGCGAAAGATTTTTAGGTGCACGCGCCACCGACACACAGGCATTGCAATGGCCGCGTACTGGCGTGCGAAAGCCCGATACTTACGTCAACACTTACGCGACCGGGTTTCCGTTCCGTATATCCGACGATTACTTCACCGACACCGAAATTCCTGATCAAGTTAAACGGGCGCAAATTGAACTTGCCGTTTACTTGCACAGCAATACGGATGGCATCAGCCTTGGCGGTCTTGAAGACTTTAAGAATGTCAAGATCGGCAACCTTGACGTAACGCCTGACAAATCTGGTGCCGTTGGTGCAGATCGAATCCCGCCAATGGTCGAGCGTTACTTAACAGGGCTTAGAATTAGCGGACCGGGCAACATCGCTATTAAACGGAGCTGATCATGGGCATGGGTTATTCGCCGTCAAAGGCAATCATCATCACTGATACAGCCGCGCACACTGGCAGGTTTTACAAGGTTGAAGCCTTGAAAGACTCAGTCATTGCTGCGATGACTTCTGAAGGCATTACTGAGAACGGATCAGGTGCCCCGTCTGCGATCGACATTAACGCCGGAGCTTGCATTGAAGGCGTACTTTTTACCTCAATTACTTTGACCTCTGGTCATGTCGTTGTTTATAACGTCTGATGGGACTTGCTCAATCCCTTGAGAAAGTGGCCGGTACCGTCATCGCCAAGTTCGGCGGTGATGTGACAGTTCGTTACGTTTCTGCTGGCAGCTATAACGCCACAACCGGCGCAATCGCTGAGACAACCAGCGACACCGACGTTAAAGGTGTGCTGGAAGGCGTGAGCGTTCGCGAGGTGAATGAGCTTATCCAGCAGGGTGACAAACGCTTGACAGTTGCGGCTACCGATTTGCCGTCAGCTCCTGAGACCAAAGATCGTGTTGTGATCAGCACGGTTGTGCATCAGATCATTCGCGTTGAAACTACGGAGCAAGACAACACGGCGACCACTTACGAACTAATCCTGAGGGCATAACGATGGCACGTCAGATCAGAATTGATCAGATTGCTGATCTGATGGAAGAAGAAATCGAGCATGTTGTCAAACTGACGGCATTGAGTTGGACAAAGCAAGTTAAAGAACAAACTCCTGTTTTTTCGCTCAGCAACTATTCCCAGAGCGAGCTTGACTCTATGCCAATGTTTTTTGCCGTAGGGGGCAAAACAGTCCCTCTTAAAAAAGCACTGCTAGAGCATGGGACGGGAGGAACGCTTCGTGGGGCTTGGCAAACAAGGATTGGTAAGTTTCAGGCAGAAATTACAAACAATATGGAGTACGCGGAGCCTGTCCTATATGGCAATAATTTACCGCCAGGTTGGGGCGGTAAATACCGGACACGGCAAGGCACGGTCCCTGGCTTCCCTGATCTAATTGGGAAAGAAATTGCTACCAAAGAAGTTCCACAATTTATCCGTGCTTTTAGGAGGCGTAACTAATGGCTGCTGCTGATCTCAACGCTATTCGAGCCACCATTGAAGGCAGGCTTGCGACAGAGCTAGCTGGCGATCCTCCCATTCCAGTTGTGTTTCACAACATGGCGTATGAGCCGACGCCTAATTCGTCATGGGTGCAATGCCTTGTCAGCTTTGGGGCAAGCGAGTATTTAAGCCAAGGACTTACAACTAATTCTCAGAATCGAATTGTCGGCCTTGTTGTAATCAGCATCTTTTCTGCGAAAGGTGTTGGTCCTGGTGCTAATTTCATCATCGGCAAAAGGATCCGAGACCTTTACAATAGGGTCATCGTGTCGGGGGTTTTCTTCGACGCTGCAACAGGTCCAGAGGCGTTGGCTTCGCCATCACCCGAGGGCTACTTTCAAACCCAGGTCCGTGTGACCTTTGAATCCATCGAGGAACTCTGACCATGGCAACAATCCGAGGCGAAGAAGGAGCAGTCCAGTTTGACGCTGCTGGCAGTTCAAATGCCACTGTCGTTGGCACTCGTAGCTGGAGCCTGACGACCACAAAAGAAACGCTTGATACGTCAAAACAAGGCGATAATTTTCGCACTTTTATCGGGAGCATGATCTCAGGTTCTGGGACTGTTGAGTTGGTTTACGACCCGGACGCGACGGGTCAGGCAACTTTTCTTGAGGATGTAGTCACAATCAATGACACGGCTGATGCAACTTTCGAGTTATTCACAACTGGCACAACATCTGGCACAGACTCAGTCAGTTTTGCTGGGATCATCACTGACATGGAAATTACTTCCGCTGCAGGTGAATTAGTCGTTGTGTCTTGCTCCTTTATCACTAGCGGCACAATCACTATGAACCTGGAATGATCTAGGGCTATGATTTAAGGGCAAGCTTTTATTTAATGGCTCAAAATCGCACGGTTGATCTGCTGGTTGAGGCGTTTGACCTTAACCAGCGACGCAAGTTTGAACTAAAAAACGCTGAAGGCAAGAAAGTTGTAGATCTGTTTTTCAAACCGATCACACGCGCTGACCGCAAGAAAGCGCAAAGCCTGTCTGGCACAGAAGAAGCTTTAGACATCAGCACGCAGATGCTGTGTCAAATGGCAGAGCTTGAGGACGGCTCAAAGGCGTTTTCCTCTGCTGATGCCCCCAAGCTGCAGCGGCAATTGCCTGAGTCTGTTTTAAACGAGCTTGAGCTGTTCTTGTTTGGCCTTGGCGAAGAGGCTGACCTTGAAGAAGCAAAAAACGACTAAAGCAGGACAACTGGCTCAATTTTGAGTTTTTTCTGTCCTGCGAGCTGGGAATGACGCTAAGCAGGCTTCGCACGGAACTAACCGATGCGGAGCTTGTGCATTTTGCTGCGTACTACGAATTGAAGGGTGAACGGGAACAACAAGCAATGGATCGCGCAAAAACAAGACGGCGGTAGGATAAGACCAGTGCTGGATCAGTCGTGGCAAGAGCAAGCGTTGAACTGATCGTCGAAGCCGCCAAGGCTGTTAATCCGCTACGAAAGGTTGAGCAGCACAGTGAAAAAGTTGATCAGGCGTTAAAGAAAAATCAAAAAAGTGCGCGGAACGTTGAGGCCGCATTTCAACGAATGGGTCGAAATGGCATAAGGAGTTTTCGGGATCTTGAAAGCAATGCTGCTCGGCTTGGCAAGCGCATGGGCGGCTTGCGTGGTGGAATTGTCAAGGCTGCCGTTGCTTTTGCTGGATTCAAAAGTATTCAAGTTGGTATTGACAGGCTTGAATCAGAAAGACGGATTAAAGCATTAGCAAAAAGCTATGGGGAAGCCGCTCAATTGCAGAATGCGGCAACATCTGCATCTAAGAAGTTTAAGATAAGCCAGACAGAAGCAAACACTGCATTGGCTGGGGTCTTTGCCCGCTTAAGGCCGGTAGGTGTTTCTTTAAAAGATATTGTCAGCACGTATAACGGTTTTAACACTGCTGCACGAATTAGCGGGGCAACAGCAGTTGAGGCAAGTAATGCTTTTACTCAGTTAGCGCAGGCTCTTGGCTCTGGTGCATTGCGTGGGGATGAATTTAACAGCATCTCTGAGCAGGTTCCTGGCATTTTGACAGCGATTAGTAAAGAGACTAACGTTGCTCAAGGCGATCTTAGAAAGTACGCAGCAGAAGGAAAAATCACGAGTGATATTGTGATCAGGGCTTTAAAAAGAATTGAGACAGAAGGGGCAGAACAACTTACAAGTGCACTTGGTGGCCCTGCTGCCAAGATAAAAGAGTTTCAAAATGCTGTTGAAGATGTTCAAGTTGCGGCTACTGAAAGCGCAATACCTGCAATTACAGAAGCAATTTCTGATTTAGGTACAGTCATAAAACAACTTGAGCCAGCAATTCGTTTTATTGGTGGATTACTTGCTGGAGTTGCAAAAGTTGTTGGCAATATTGTTGAAAATATTGCCTCTGGCGGCAAACTTGCAGCAGCGACACAGGCGGCTAATGCAGCAGCAACTTTGCAGACGAATAACAAATTTGGCAAGCCAGGCTTATTTGGGCGGTCCGATGAGGCGAAGGAGTTTCGAGCGGAAGTTTTAAAACGTGAGTTATCAAGGCGTTTAGCCATTGCTCGTGGCGCTATGCCTGGGCAACTCCCAGCCAGTGCCGCTGATATTGCGTCAAACGTTACGGGAACTTCGCCTATTACTTTGCCGACCAAAGATTCTGGTGGCGGCGGCGCAGGCGGGGCAGCAAGAGAGCGCGTTGACATGTCTCAAGAGTTATTTGACTTGAACAAACGCTTGCTTGGCCAAGGAGACGCGTTAACCGAGTCTGAAAGAATTGTTCTTAATTTTCAAATTGAAAAGCAAAGAATCGCAGAAGCCAGCTTGCTTCCGCGTGAAGAAGAAATAAAGCTGCTTGAGGCGGCGGCCGGGTTTGAACAGGACATTTTAGATAGACGCGAAGAACAGCAAAAGCTCACGGACGAAGCAAATAAAAAAGCAGCAGAAGAGACCAAGCGGCAAGAAGAAGCTGCAAAGCGTCGGCTTGAGGCCGACCCTGGCTTTCAGATGCAGCAGCAGCTTGAAAAGCTTTTAGAGACACAAAACCAAGTTGCATTTGCTGCTACATCAATGGGCAGTGCGTTTGCCAACGCTTTTGGTGATGTTGTCACTGGTGCCAAGACTGGGCAAGAAGCATTAGCAGACATGTTGAAATCTATTGCCTCTGATTTCTTGGAAATGGCGAAAAAAATTATTGCTCAGCAGTTAGCGATGATTTTGTACGGCACAATCATGAAGGCGCTAGGAGTTTCAATGCCTGGTGGCGGTGGCAGCGCATCCGATCCTTTCAGCACAGGGCTTTCAAGCGTTTCGCAAATAGGCGGCGGCGGAATGGTTAGCCCCTTCGCGGAAGGTGGTTATGTCAACAAGCCAACCAACGCATTAATCGGTGAAGGTGGTGAGCCTGAGTACGTCATCCCTGAGAGCAAGATGCGTGAAAGCATGTCGCGTTATTCGCGAGGTTCGCGCGGAAATAGCGTCATCCCAGCCAGTGGCGATGGTGGAACGGAAGACGGCGGTGGCGGTGCTGCAGTTGCCGCTCCAATCGATGTTCGGTACACCGTGGAGCGCATTAACAGCGTTGATTACGTGACGGCAGATCAGTTCCAGTTTGGAATGCAAAGTGCAGCAGCACAAGGCGCAAAACGCGGTGAGCAGAATACACTGAAGCGATTACAAATGAGCGGTAGCACTCGTAAGAGGTTGGGTCTATGACAAGTTTTGCTTTTGGCCATGCATTACGCATAAACCCAGGCGGAGCTAAAGGCGAAGAATTTCGCTTTCAAAATTTTTTTATTGGCAAAGAAATTAAAAGAGCTGGTGAAAATTATAGATTTGTCCCTTTTGGATTTTCAGGCGTAACTGTTAATCGCACAGGTGATGGCCTTGAGGCTACTCTTGTTTTTCCGGTCAACAAGCTGACCAAGAAATGGGCTTTTACCGCTATTGAGGAATTGCAGATCATGGAAGTGCAAGTTCTGATTATTGCAGACCCTGCCTCAGAGGACAGTCAGTTGACTGATCACACAGTTGTTCATACTTATGTCGGTCAAGTTACAGGCGGCCAATGGGATAACGTATCGCTAAACCTTGAGCTGAGCACAATATTGGACGCTGTTGGCACGGATTTTCCACGACGATCATTGAACAAAAGCAACGTTGGCAATCTTCCGATTAGCAATAATGTCCGGCTGCGCTGATCTTATTGGGATGCCGTATCGGCTAGGTGCTGACGGCAGTGATGGCCATATTGACTGCATTCACCTCTGCTACAAGGCTTTGGGCTATATCGGCATTGATCCGCCACCGTTTAAGCAGTCTTGGTACGAGGCAAGCAAATGGGAAGTATCGCGTGATTTGTTGAGCTGGGGTTTCAGGGTTAAGGAGCCTGAGTATGATGGGGACATTCTGCTGTTACCACAGCAATCCTGGGCATTTGCAGTCACATGGCAGACGGGAATCTTGTACGTCAACAGGGGAATGGAAAGAGTGCAATGGTCTTCGGCCCGTCTGTTTACGACGTACCACTGCTTCCGTACGAAAGAGAATTAATCAAGACGATTGGAATTACTGAAGAAGAGTATCAACTTTTTGCGACTGAAGTTAGGCAACGTGGTCGATTAAGACCTGCAGAGTATGAGCACATTCCAGATATTCAAGCTGGGCCTACTCTTGCCCCGGTTTTGATCAGCCTCGCGATCAGCTTGGTCCTTACCGGCGTTTCATACCTGTTGACGCCAAAGCCAAAGACGCCTTCGGCACAGAAAAAAGGCTCTTCAATTGACACCGGCAGCATTACAGGGCCAAACAGGTTCAACCCTTCGCGTGGCTTTGAAACCCTAAATGAGCTTGCTGATTACGCATCCCCTATCCCAATTGTTTTTGGCTTGTATCAAGGCAAAGGGAGAGGAAGTCATGGTGGCGGTATCTTCGTAACACCCAAGCTTGTTTGGTCGCGGATGTTTAGCTATGGAACGCAACAATCTGCGTTATTGATGTTTGTTGTAGGAGAACAGGGCGTTGAAAGAGGACAACATAATGGCATTGAAAAGCCAGAGCTAGAGGGAATTTTTCTTGGCAACAATGCCCTTGATCCTATACAAGAAGAGCTATTTGCTTTTTACTGGAAAAGTGCAACGACTTCAGAGTCTTTAGAAGGCATTCCAGAAAGTTCAAGAATTAAAGGGGATCACTTGGTATATGGAACACAAGGCAAAGCAGACAGCGGCAACCCAGGCATAGATGACGACAAAGAAGATATACTTTTTGTTCCTACAAACGATCAAGAACAATCCACATCTTTTTGCCATGCTTACTCCCTAGCTAACTCTTCTGAGTTTGGAGCGTATGCACCGATTGCAAACGGCAACGGTATAAAGGTGAATTACGAAGTCATCCCGATTGGAGAGAACAAGGATGATGCAGGGAAAGATGCTACGGAGACTGGGTCAAGCCAGCGGGCCAAAGTGATGCAACGAGTCAGAATTGTCGGAGATGAAAATAAGGCGAGGGAAAGAGATGATCAAAGAGGCGACAGTCCAGGGAAAGCTTACGACAACAATTCTTTTGTAAAAAACGATATTTTTAACCAGCACCAATCTGGAACAGGGCGTCAATATAGCCCAAGGATGGGAATAATTAGCGTGACAAAAGTAGACGGCACCTTGGTCAAACCTGATTCTGGAGACAAAAGCCGACAGGTCAGTGTGGACAAGGGCGACAAAGCTATATTCAAAATAAGTGATACAGAGATACCTGAAGGAATATACAAAGTCGATAGAGCAGCTGTGAGCGTTGATGACATCAACAGTCTTGTCCGACAGGCTCAAATCTCGGCTGATGATCAAATGCAAAAAGGAGAAATATTTGCTATTGCTAATACGTTATGGAAAGTAATCGAAAGAAGCTTATCGACGCCTTTTGGAGTAGACAAGGGCAGCCAAAATGTTACTCTTAGGTGTATCGACACCTCACTTTCAACAGACAAAGTCATAGGCATTGTCAGCAATCAACTTGTTGTTGAACCCTCGGTTTATATTGACGACAGACAGGGCATAGGGCCTCAGTACTACCCGCTGACAAAAATGTCAGTCGCTTCTTTTAAAAATAACAGGCCAGCTATTGTAACAGAAATTGGGATCAAGAGCACGGTTTTCCAACGTTTAAACGGATTAACTGCTATTAACGGCTTGCCTACACCTAATCAAATAAAAGATTACGGAGAGAACAGGGTTTCGATCAGGACTGGGACGGCAAACATCAATATCAGCAGGGCGTCAGCTTTTCGTATTGCCGTAAGAAAAGCGGGCACAGCAGGCAAATTTTTCTTCCTAAATGAATATTTTGTAGTGATTGGGAACAAGCCAGTAGCTCAATACAATTATATTCAAATAAGGGCTCAGTTCACGGGAGATCCTGTAGAACTTGAGTTCAAAATAATTCCACTGCCTGGGAGCCAATTAAAAACTGTTGATAACGACAAGCAGAAGTTTATTTATTTAACAGCCAAGGCAAAAGCAGAAGAGCTGTACTCAGGATTTACAAAGATTTCAAGCATAGGTGACTTAAATGTTCGGTGCGCGGGAATGGAGATAACGAAAGACTATTTTAAAGACAATATTGAGCTGGGGCGAGGAGCGACGACAGAGCGAACTGCTGGGGGGCCACTCAAGCCAAGCGTAGTGGACATTAAAAATTACATACCACAGGATCAAGTCAAAGATGAATTTAAAGCTGAAAAAATTAAACAAACTGGTCTCACCTCAACCCCAAACACAAAATATGGAAGAGCCGACGCTTTAGCTTTTGCCCTTGCCGGTGACGCTGATGATAGAAACAACCCGAACGAAAAGACTACAGAAACGACTGAATATTACAATAACCAAACAGAGCATATAAAACTTAGGTGGACATGGAAGAAAGAAAAATTAGACGACGATAATTACGCTAAAACTAAAAACGGTCAAAAGAAAAATTATGTGTTGCAGACGTGTGAAGTAATAAGTTCTACGAAAGGGTTCCCATTAAACCATGTGTTTGAGGTTCGCAGGGGTTTAGGCAGAACAAACAATAAGCCAGATGCAGATTACGGGGATAGAAATCCGTTTAAACGCAACAACCCAGGCATTGGCGATGGAATTTTGCGGGGTTCTGGAGTTAAATTTAAAGTTACAGAGGTTACTCTCACTCAAGGAGGAGATCAAGAGCAAGCGTATCTGTACGAAAAATTTGGTTCTGCCTCCAATCTCGACAGGGGACACAAAGCCGGAACTTTTATAACTAAGGATAGTGGCAGCAAGAAAATAAAATTTAGCTTAAGGGCGGTGGTTGTGCAGCTTCCTAGTGGGCATGTCTCAGGCGAAAAGCAAGGGTGGCAAGTAACTCAAACAATACCTGACTTGGATGAAACCACCGAAGGGTGGCAATTAAATGACCAAGTTAAAGACATTCAAACAATAACCAGAGACAACCCGTTTGGGGTAAGACTCGCCAAAGCGGGAGCACTATATGAAATTACAGCACAACAAAGAGAATTAGTAAAAACTGAATACAAAGGAGAAAATTTTGAGTTTAATAATGGGTACGCTGACATAAGTTTTTACAGGCAGTTGATACAAAAGTCAAACGAAAGCGAACCTGAGCATGAGGTTGTATATGTAAATGAAATCATCCCAAACAGCAAAACTCCTAAATACTCAAATTTGACGACAGCAGCTTTGTCTTTAAAAGCCAGTCGAGCATTCACTAATCTTGATCAAATGCGTTGTTGGCTAGCAAGTGGTCTCAAGGTCAAACGCTTGCATCCTAATTATGCCAAAGATACTAACAACCCTTATGAAGATTCAGGAAGTGATACCTTCAAAAAAGAATACGGCCCAAGTCATTTGTTTACCGATCTTGTGTATTACTTATTGACTGATCAAATGGCTGGAGCAGGGGGGCTCCTGAACATGAGTAAAAGCAACGATCGGCTTATAGATATAGAAAGCTTTCAAAGTGCATCTAGGTTCCTAAGTAAACAAAATCTTTTCTTTAATGGCGTCATAACCGAAAGAACAAACATAAGGCAATTTGTAACAGAACTTGCTCCTTATTTTTTATGTAATTTTGTCATAACTGATGGCAAATTTGGGCTTGTGCCTGTCGTCCCATTTTCTGAAAAAAGTGGAAATATAAAAGATGGCAGCGTGACAATTAGTCAGTTTTTTACCTCTGGAAACATCCTTGAAGGCACGTTTAGCCTTGAATATTTACGAGCAGAAGACCGCAGACCGTTTGTAGCCGTAGCACGGTATAGAAGCGAAAACGCCAATAAAATGCCAGAAGAAAAGTCGGTTATTGTTTACAAAAAAGGGGCAAAAAATGCTGCCGGGCTTGACAACTTGCCTCAGGAAAGTTTTGACCTGACACAGTTCTGCACTTCAAAAGAACACGCAGAAAAAGCAGCTAGATATTTTTTAGCAGTGCGAGAGCTAGTCACGCATACGATTAAATTTTCAACCACAGTCTTTGGTTTAGACCTTAGAGCTGGTTCGTTCATCAAGGTCATTACGGAAGCCAGTCCATATAGCAGCGCAAATAACGGGACGATTGACGGGTCAGGCAATGTGACGAGCGTTAGCCCCTTGGAGGAAGGGCAGTACGACGTAATTTATTACGCCAGCGGCAGTGAGAACGACGTAGAGGAAGGCACTATGGAAGTCTGCAGCGGTAAGGTTACAGACTCAACCTTCCACAATTCAGTTTTTACACTCGACAACAGAGAAGTGTCCGAGAACGTTTATGTTGTAGAGCAGTTGACGTTTTCGCAGGAGGGCACCGTGGACATTGTTGCTTCGGAACACCCATGCACGAAAGATGATTTGAAAAGCAAGCTAGCCTTAGCTATCGACGATGAAAGCGAAAGCTACGCTGTGGTTGAGAGCTAATGGACTTCCCTGCACTCGAACCAACAGCAAGAACGTTTGACCCTGGGTCGTACCCAGTTAAAACGTATAAGGCTCAAAACGGCAGTGAAATCCGCATTTTGTACGGGGCAAGCCGTACAGGAATGAAGCTGTCATTAACTTACGCCAACATTTCAGACGCCAACGCTGAGCTGTTTGTAACGCATTATGACGACAGGCAAGGTACGTTTAAGACCTTTAGCTCTTCTAAGCTGGGGAACGACATCATCGCAGGCTGGGACGGCGAGCGCTCAACCATTAAGAACAATCCAGACAAAACGGCAAAATATCGATACGAAAGCGCCCCTGTCATTACTCAGGTGGCTAAAGGACGCAGCACTGTTACAGTGAATCTGATAGGTGTTGTCTGATGGCGTTTTTTACTGGAGCGAACGGTTCGTTAGAGCTAGAAGGCAATAAAATTGCTGCTGTTCAGAACTGGAGCTTTACAGTCAACGTTCAATCAGCAGACACGTCAACGCTAGGGGCAACAGACACTACAATCGTTCCAATCAAAAGAACAACAACGGGCAGCTGCCGAATTTTGTATTATCAGGATGCTGCAGGTAAAAAAGATGGTCAAACTTCTGCCACTGCATTCATTGCAAAAATTGCCAAAATAAGAAACGCGGCCCCAGCAACCGGAGCACCTCTTAACCAAGGAAACGAAAAAAACTCGGATGGCACCAAAGCTAAGGATGAGTTGTTTTCAGATTTAAAGCTAAGCATGGATGACGGCACAAAAATTCGTTACATCGAGATGAGGATTTTAATTACAAGCTTGACGGTAACAATGAGCGTTGGTGAAATTTTTGCCGCTGATATTCAGTTCCAGAACAACGGGGCGATTAAAGGACTGGATCTGTAATGACCGTTTACCTTGGTACGTTTGGCAAAGTCGATCTGCGTCGAAAGTCCGACATAAAAGGCTTTCGTGCAACGATCAAACCGTCCGACGTTAGCGTTGATAATAAAATTTTTGGCCTTACGGTTGCAACTGAGCTTGAGCCTGATCCCGATCAAAATTACGCATTAGGCGAATTAATAACTGGGGATAAAGTGCAATTCAAGAGCACTGACGGGTCAGTCCTTGATTTTGTTGATAGTTATACGGGGAAAATGGCAACTTATTGGGTTTACGTTGACGAGCTAGGTGGGATAAGGTTGTTTAATAGTTTTGCCCATGCTGTTAACGGCTTAAAAAGCAACGCGGTTACTCTTGCTGTCCCTGGCAATGATATTCCTATTCGAGTTGATATAAGAAGTGATGAAAGCAGAGCTCTTGCTCAGGTCACTAATTACGAGCTAAATACTGAACGTGAGACTGTAGACACAACATCTCTTTCTGATGAATTTCGCAGTCGAATAAGCACTTTAATGTCTGGCTCTGGCCGGATGACATGTTTTTGGGAATACACAGGCGACACAACCAAAGAACTGCCTAATTATTTGGTAGAACTTGTCTTGCGCACTAAAATTGGCTCAGATTTTCGTGCACAGTTTTATATTAAAGCCCCTAGTTATAACCCTGGCGGAGTAGCGGCAAGACTTGACGATGAAGTGTTTTATGACTTTGACGCAGTCATTACAGCTTGCGCGGTTCAGTTTGCTACAGACAATGTTGTGCAAATTACAGCAGATTTTATTACAACTGGAAAGGTTAATTTAAGAATGCACACTTTGGCGGACGATGCACTTGTTCAAGAAGATGGGGACTTCATTCCTTTGGAACAGAATAGTAATATCAACACAGGCAGTCCAGCCCCCGTTCCCTAAGGCACGAGCACCATGGCCAATTTAAAGATTTCAGATTTGCCAGCTCTTGCTGGTGCTGACCTAGCGGCGGATGACCTTCTGGTTGCTGTTGACACTGGCGCGGCAGCATCGAAGAAGCTGACCGTTGGTGACTTGATTACTAATGGCGTCACCTTGATTGCTGATGATGCAATCCCAGGCGCAAAGATTTTGTTTGCCGCTGGTGGGATCGTCTCAGCTGACCTTGCCGATTCCGCAGTAGTAGAAGCAAAGCTTGGAGCTGGAAGCGTAACGGCGGCAAAGCTTGCAAACGAATCAACAGTTGACCTAGTCACAACGCTGCCTGCATCTGGAGCTTTTACGGGCCAACTTGCTTTAGACACTGACGATAATTTCTTGTACGTTTGGTCTGGGTCAGCATGGCTCAGCCTTAAGGCTGCTGGTTCCATCAATACTGTCACTGGCAGCACGGTTGGCCTAGTTGATATTGTCGTCACTACCACCGGTTCAAGCGTTTCGATTGCTGCAACACAGAACGACACTGATGCAGCAAACAAGTTTTTAGCCGGCCCAACCAGTGGAGCTGGTGCGGTTGCTTACAGGATTATTGATGGCACTGACCTTCCTGTTGCAACAACAAGTGCGAAAGGTGCTGTTGTTGTTAATGGCGAAGGGCTCCGGATGGATGCCAACACCATTGAAGTTGATAACGATGTAACGCTTAGCTCTACGCACCATGTAGTGACGTATAGCGCCAAAGGTTTAATTACTGGTGGTCGTGTTCTTACTGCGAGTGATTTGCCTGCTGCAACAGCTAGCGCAAAAGGTGCTGTTATTCCTGGGACGGGGCTTGCTGTTGACGGTGATGGCAACCTCAATCACAGCAACAGTGCAACTGCTGGCACGTTTACCAAGGTTACGATTGATACTCAAGGCCACATTACGGGAGGCGCAACACTAGATGCGGACGACATCCCAGACATATCAGCGGCAAAGCTCACCAGCGGAACAATTAATAGTGCAATTCTTGCCACGGGTTCAGTTACCGCAGCAAAACTTGCTGACGCTTCGATCACTAAGTTTGGGGGTGCCAATGCAACAGACAACGTCGTCACATTTCCAGATGGGGACTTTAAAGGCCAGTTCTTTTACGACGAAAAGAACGAAGATTTATACATCTATACAGGGACTTCATATCTGCCAATTACGATTATTAGTGGCAACCTAATTCTTGCTGGAACGTATAACGCGAACACAAATTTACTAGATAGTGTTACTAGCGCAGGTAGTGCAGCTGGCTTTACAAACGGTCAAGCACTTCCTGCTCCAGCATCAACCAACCTCAACTATTACGTCGTTGTAACTGTATCTGGAACAGGGTCAGGTGCTGCACCTGGAGTGTCATTAGCGCCCCCAGACATGTTGCTGTCTACTGGCGCTGGTGCTGATTTTATCTTGATTGATGTTTCTAATGCAATCGCGGGGCAGACTGCTTCAAATATCAGTTTTACAGCTGCTGGAAATATTTCAGCGACTGATGTTCAGGCTGCATTGCAGGAGCTTGATTCTGAGAAGCCTGGAGCTGCTAGCCCAACATTTACTGGAACTGTCTTGTTGGGGCAAAACGCTGTCTTGGCGTTTGAAGGATCTGCGGATGATCAGTACGAGACCACGATCACGGCTACTAACGCCACGGCTGATCGCACGATCACATTCCCGAATGTCAGCGGCAACGTAGTCACGACAGGTGATACGGGAACAGTCACCAGCGCAATGATCGCTGATGCCACGATCGTCAATGCTGACGTAAGTGCATCTGCTGAAATTGCAGTTAGCAAGCTTGCAAACGGCACAGCACGTCAATTACTGCAGACCGATTCTGGCGGCAGCAACGTTGAATTTACAAGCAACGTTGATGTCCCTGGAACGTTGGACGTTACGGGTGTTGCAACGTTCGACAGCACATCAACCTTTGTCGGTAACGCTACGTTCAACGGCAGCCTGATTTTTGAGGGTGCAACACCTGATGATTTTGAGCTGACGTTAAGTGCTGAGGACCCAGGCGCTGACGTTACGGTCACAATTCCTGCTTCGACTACGACTCTTGCTGGTCTTGCTGTTACTCAAAGCTTTACGAAGGCACAGCGTGGAACGCCTGTTGCGTTGACTGATGAAGCAACGATTGCTGTTGATCTGAGCTTGGGCAATAACTTTGCAATAACGCTCGGTGGGTCAAGAACACTTGGCGATCCAAGCAACGTGACTGCTGGTCAATCTGGGGTGATTGTTGTGACACAGGATGGAACGGGAAGCAGGACTCTTGCTTATGCGGGCACGAAGTATAAGTTTGCTGGTGGAACGGCAC